CATTTAGTTCTTCTGCAACTTCCTTGTATAGAGTACTAGATTTTTTAGGATTCATCTATTCAGCTTCTTGAGAATCAGTACCTAAGAACTTAAAATCTAATAAAACTGTACCCTCTGTTTGCACCATCATATTTGGATTTAATATTATAGACTTTTTATTATCATCACTTCTTATAACAAGCCCTATCTTCTCTGCTTTATTTATAGAATTCCTTACAGTCTGTGGGGATTTAAAGATCCAACCTTCTTCTGAAGAAGCATCATAACAGAAGTCTGTTAGTTCAACTGGTTGATTAAAGCTTAATAGTGTTAAACAGTTCAAGTCAGATTCACTTAGAGAAAGTTTATTAATGTAACAATGCGTTAGGATCTGATACTTGACCAGATCCCATTTAGGCATTTTTACTCTTTTCTGTACTTGATTAACTATAGCCATGACTATCCTTTTCTGAGCTTTCTTTTACTCTGCTCAGGCATAGAAGGTTCTTTATCAATATCATTATCAGAACCTCTTTCTTCTAACTCATCTTCTGGTTCTAATTCTTGTTCTTGTTGAGATTGAGCCATCATAGCATACTGCATTTGAATGTGCGTTCTCTTATATCTTACCTCATCAATCTTCATAAGAACTTCTTCATACTTGAGTTGTGCTTCTAAGTAGGGCAAGGAATCAGTATAGAATTGAAGCATTTGTTCTTTTTGAGCAGCCAACTCTTCAGCTGTAAACTCTCTTTCTTGTTGGTTTTCCATAATAATTAATTTTTGGTTTAGAACAAATATACAAAATAAGTTTAAATGTATATTGTTTAAATAAAAAATCCAGGCACAGAAAGTACCTGGATCATAGTAGTTTAAGTAATGTTACTTTTTCTTAGCAGTTCTTTTTACAGTACCACCTTTTTTCATACCTAATTTTTCTTTAATAGCATCACGGTTTTTATAAACTAAAGCACCAGCAACTCCTGTTGCTAAAGCACCTACAGCTTTTTTAACTCCTTCAGGAATACTACGTTTTCCATATTTAGTTACTTTACCACAACCACTTTTGCGTCTTCTTCTTCTTTTACCGTCAGCACCTGTATATTCTTCCATACAAGAATCATCAGAAGCACCACCTGTTTGGTAACTCTTCATAGAACGGATCATTTGATTTTTACTATCTATCATGATTATCTGTTTTTAATTGTAAAGTTTAAGATAGTAAGTAAGTAAAAGCTTCTAGAGATATCAATTTCAACAGAGAGTACATCAATAAAAGATACTCTTAACTTAATTGCAAACTTATCCCATTGCTTTGTATAACTATCCCAGCCGTTTCTAAACTTCATAAGTTATTATTTAAGTGGAAGATATTTAGTAGCACTACCTGCCTTAACAGCTTTAAGGATTTGCTTACGTTGTGCACCATCTGAGTTGTAAGATACATGCACCCAGTCAGGATTAGTATCTGTACCAAATTCCCAGATAAGTTGATCAAAATTAACATTTGCTTTGATAAAGTCAAATACCATTTTATTAGTTACACCATTTGAACTACCATCCATATCAATGTCAATAGCTTCTCCTTTACAATGTTGTGATGAAGATGCGCCACCCACAGCCTTATTCAAAGCAGCGGAACGGTATCCTGAGCTTAAATGGATAGGAACACCAAAGTGTTCACGGATTGGTTGAAATACATTTTCAGCCAATTTCTTGAAGTTCTCAATATGCTCTGGTGTAGGCATATTACTAATTCCTCTTCTTTTTGCAGTCTCACTTCTTGTTACTTCTGCAAGTGCTAAATTTTTACTTAATTGCATTGTGTTTTGTTTTATATGATTAATCTACTACTTCTTCTGAAGTCTCTTCTTGTTTCTTTGCTTTATTCTTTAAAGCCATAATGCGTCCGGCAGTTGTAATACCAAATGCACCTAAGGTAAGTAACATAAATCCATCAAAGATAAATTCTTTGATGATTAGTTCATTACCAATAATACCTGTAATTACATCTACAAATAGTACAAATACCATTGCAAAGAATGATATTACCCCTACAAATGCTTGCTCATTAATTTGATTATCATCACTGATCAGTTCTCTAAATAATTTTCTCATAACTTATAATTTAATTGGAACCTTAGTTACCTTAGGTCTCTCTGGTTTAATAATTGCTCTTTCCCATCCTTTGAGGGGATTTTCCTTTTTCTCATAAGGATCAAAAGGATCTGGACACTTATAAAAATATAAATCTCCATTCATATTATCCTTTTGTACATAATATTGGCTCAAGTCTACAGCATACATTGTGCTGTCATCCCATGAGTAATATATCCATACATTATTAATTGATGCATCTAATAACCAAGCTTCAAGCATATCCAGCCTTTGTGCTATCTCATCATCAAATACATGCTCAATTATTACTCTTTCCTTCTCAAGAATTATTGTATCTAATATTGCAATAATACTATCTTTAGTAATCAGATCTTTTTTAAATGCTGCAATCTTTGCTTTCTGACTTTCAAATATATTATTAATGTCATCAGCTTGTTGAACAGTTAAGATTACTACACTATCCCCTTTAATTACCGTCTTCAGTGGGTAGTTTGATTGGCTGAAAATCAAACTGGTCACCAGTAGACTGCTTAACATTAACATCCTTTTCATGTGCTAGTTCTTTTTTAATGTCTTTAACTATAGACTTTGTACTATCTAAATCTCCTATTACTTCTGCCACCATATTCTCAAGATTAGCTTTATCTGTTACTAATTCTTGGTTCTCAGCCTTTAGTTGATTAACACTATTGGTAAGTTTCTTATTTGCTGTAGTAAGCTGTTTGTTTTCTCCGGTAAGTTGTATATTATCTTCTACAACAACAACGTGTTCTGTACCGCTAGAAAATATTTGTATTACCACAATTGTGATAAACAATGCTCCAACTATAAGAAGTTTCTTTTTCATTTTTTTGTTTTACCAAATAGCATCAACACAGTTTCTTTTAGACTTTTTGAGCTCTCAGTGCTTTCATCTAGTTTCTTTTCTAGATCATCTCTGTAATCACCTTCTAGCTCCTCTACTCTTGCTTTTAACTCTTCCTCACTCTTGAGTAGTTTGTTTAAAAACATCCAGCATAAATAACCCAGTGCTAAAACAGCAAAGCCTAATACTCCGTACTGTGTTAATACTTCAAAGGGACCGAATGACATTACTTCTTAGTTTTTCTCTTTACTACTTTCTTTTCTTCAAGCTCTTCTTTCATCTTCTTGTTATCATCAAGGTATCTCTTGATAAATAACCAAGCAACATATCCAAGAGCCAATACTGCTAAACCTAGCGGACCGTAGTCTGCTAGTTGTCCAAATACACCAAAATCTGGTGCAGTTGTTTCTACTGCTGTTGTATCCATTATCTTTGTAATATTAATTGTTTAACTGCATCAGATAGCTCACCTACAGTTCTTGCTAGGTTCTTAATTTCTAACTGAGTTTGTTCTTGAATTGCTTGATACTTAAGTCTTGATTCTTGTTCTACCAATTCAATTTTACCTTTAAGTTTACCTAGGCTTTCTGTGTTATTTCTAACATCTGTGTGGATCATTCTTAAAAAGTAACCAAGTACTCCTGTTACTGCAATAAGTCCCCATTGAACTAACTGTGCTATTTCCATCATTTTATAATTAATCCTGTTGTTAATAATCCATTCAGTAGAATGGAAATGTTTCTTTGCCTCTTTATTCTCTTTAAATCAAAGTCTTTAGTTGCTATAATAGTATCCTTAGCATTGATAATGTATCTCTGCGCTTGGATAATAGTATCCTGGGCTGCTATAATAACATCCTTTTCTTTATCTCTACGGTATAGTACATGGATCATTGTGTCCTGAATCTGGACAATGTTGAAGGTATCTTTAGAGTTTCTTACGTTATCTAACTGAGAATGTAAGTCTAATAAGCCAGCATTAAGTTCTGCAATAAACTCTTTACTATTGTCTATTACTTGCCCTTGCTCTTTTATTAGAGTCTCTTTACCTTCAATTCTTTTCTCAATTACTTTTTGCTTACTGACCGGATAAACCTGAGTAGGTTTTCTTAAAAGCAAAAACAGGCACATCACTATAAGACATACCTGTAATATGGTTGAAAGATTAATACGTGATATATGTATGTTCCTCATACATATAATATACAAAAAATTTATAACTTACCAAGCATATATTTCTCTGCATTTTTAGTTGTATCATCTGCTGCAAGCATTACCTTAATGATTTCTGCATCAACATGTTTAGGATGTACCCACCAGTCTTCATAAGGACAATCATCATTAGGAGAGATATTACTTGCAATAAGCATATAACCTTTACTTAGTAAGAAATTTCTAGACTTTGTTCTAAAAGATTTTGTTACATCTGTATAGTAATCATGTTCATATGTAATTACTCCAAAAGTACACTGATCCCAAGGTAACATTGTAAGGATCTCATAAGTAGTTCCTGGTGGTTCACAGTCAACTTGCAAGTAGTCAATATGACCTTTAAGTATAGAGTAATCAAACTTTGTAGCGTCACATAGTATAATCTCATTCTTTCTCTGTTGTTTAAACTTGGTAACCTCATGTTCTAAGATTTCTAATGATGTACCAGTCCAACCCAATTTTTCTAGTAATGCTGTATTACTACCATGGAATGGATCTGCAGCACCAATTTCAAAATACTTACCGTCTTTTTTACCATTAAGCATACTAAGAGTAAACATATCCTGGTAAGTTTGGGAGAAGTTTTTCATAATGGTTTCTGATCCAGAAAACTTATATCTCAATTGATCATGCAAACCTTTATGATATCTTAAGAATGGATCTGGTCCAGTACCCAATGAAGTTATATTAGTCTGTACTAGTTTTCTATATTTATCAGATAGATTATCTGCATTTGCAACCAATTCTAAGAAAATTTCTCTAGCTTCTTTTCCTCTACCAATCCACCATGCAGCAACAGCTTTTTGAAAGCCAAGTTGATAACCACCTTCATATGCTAGATTAGCAGTCATAGGTTTTGCATAAATATGATTTCTTAAACCCATTACAGCATAACTATACATTTGGTGATAGTTCTTTTGCTTTTCATAATACTCACTTAAGAATAAATATGCTTCTGGTCTACCTGGTTCAAGATTTAATGCATTTAACCAAAGACCAAGTTCAGTAACAGGTCTTCTAGTAAGTGTACATAAAGACTTAGCAACCATTAATACTGCTTCATATGTTCTATCAGAATTTTGAGAATACTCAGCAGTTCTTAGATAATAAGACATTGCTGATGCATAATGTCCTTGTGTAAAATAGAATTCTGCAAGTTCAAATGTTTTATCAGCATTGTATGGGTCATTGATAAATGACTCTAGTTTATATGGAGTTGCTCCTTTAGAGTTTACTTTATCAACTCTATCAGTAAAATTGCATACATCTTCAATTACATCTGCAGGAACTTTTAAGATATAAGCTGTTGAATCTTGAAATCCAAATGGAATAATAAAGTTTTTACCATCAAATGCTAAACCACATGAGAATTCAATAGCACCTGTCATAAACTTAAACTCATCAGAGTAGTGTACTATTTTCCAATCTTTATCCCATACAATAAATCTGTGATAATAATGAGCATCTTTTCTTCCTTGTTCATTATACCAAAGATCTACTTCATGAGTAAGTGCAATATACATACCGCGATAGGAAATAACTTGTGATCCACCTCTTATATCTCTTGGAAATATTATGTCTTGTTCTACTAAATGAATAGTTTCTGAAGTGCCTTTCTCAGGATCTACTTTTACTACTTCAGTAGGATTTGACCATTTCACATAATGATATGGCATATCAATAATTGGCATCCAATTCTTTTCACAATATGATCCTTTACCTGGTGGTTCAATTCTTACTCTCTT